GTTCCCGTTGGTGAATACGAATTAGAAGACGGAAGAATTCTTGTTATTGTAGAAGAAGGTATTATTTCTGAAGTAAAAGAAAAAGAAGAAGAAGTAGAAGAAGAAGTTAAAGAAGAAGAAACTACCGAGGAAAAGCCCGTAGAAGAAGAAATGTCCGAAGCCGTAGCAACGCCTAAAAAAACTATCGAGTCTATTGTTAAAGAAACTTTCTTTAGCGAAATCGAAAGACTAACAAATGAAAACGAAATGTTAAAAGCTGAATTGGCGAAACTTTCTAAAGTTGACGAAGTAGCAAATGAGTCTACCGAACTTTCAGAAATTCCCGCGCCTATTTCTTTTAACCCCGAAAATGAAAGCGCAGTAACCCACGTAAAAATTGGTTCTAAAGCGCCAAAAGGAATTATTGATTCCGTATTAAACAAAATGTATAAATAATTAAAATTTAATAAAATGCCAAATCCAACAATTACTACAACGTATGCAGGTCAGTGGGCAGGGAAATATGTTTCCGCAGCTCTTTTGTCCGCACCAACTATCGAAGGCGGCGGGGTTACCGTTATGCCTAACGTAAAATTTAAAGCGGTTATCCAACGTTTGGAGACTACCGATTTCTTGAAAGATGCTACTTGCGACTTTACCCCCGTGGGTACGGTAGACCTTACCGAGCGAGTATTAGAGGTTAAAGACCTACAAGTAAATATGACTCTTTGTAAATCAGAGTTCCACAGAACTTGGCAATCAATCGAAATGGGTTACTCTTCTTTCGATACTTTGCCTAAATCTTTTGCTGATTATCTAATAGCTTACGCCGCTGAAAAAGTAGCAGCCGCTAACGAGATTTCTATTTGGCAAGGTTCTAACGCAACTTCAGGACAATTCGACGGGCTTTATTCAACTGCATTGGTTGACCCTAACTTACCACCTGCTCAATTAGTTCCTTCGGTTGCTATTACTGCCGCTAACGTTATCGGTGAAATGCAAGCCGTTTACGATGCTATCCCGTCTACTCTTTACGGAAAGCCCGACCTTAAAATCTATGTTTCTCAAAACGTTGCTAAAGCATACGTTGCCGCTCTTGGTGGTTTCGGATTACTTACGGGTTCTGAAGCTAACGCGGGTACTAACAACTTGGGAACTCAGTGGTATGCTAACGGAAGCCTTAGTTTTAACGGACTGCCTATTTTTATGGCAAACGGACTTCCTGCCGATTCAATGATGGCTACAACTGTATCTAACCTTTATTTCGGATGTTCACTTTTAAGCGACACCCAAGAAGTAAGAGTAATCGATACAAGCGCTACATTGGGAGACGATAACGTACGAATCGTTATGCGAATGGCAGCAGGTGCGCAATACGGAGTTATCGAGGACATCGTAGTTTACGGATAATCAATAACTAAAATATAACGGGGTGGTGGATAAACTGCCACCCTTTTTTTTAAACTTTTTAAAACTAAAAATTATGAGCTGCGATATTAGCCACGGACGGGAAGAGCAATGTAAAGACGCGGTTGGTGGACTTCGAAATATCTATATTTTGAACTATGGTCTTTATGACCCACAAACGGACATTACTTACGACCCTACACCCGCCCTTTCAGATTTAATTACGGGGATTTCTTTACCCGCCTTATCTTCTATTTACAAGTTCGAATTAAAGGGTACAAACTCTTTCGAACAAACTATTACAAGTTCACGCGAAAACGGAACTACTTTCTTTGAGCAAGTGTTGTCTATTCAGTTGAAAAAACAAGACGCAGTAACACACAAAGAAATTAAGTTACTTTCTTACGGAAGACCTAACATTATTGTTGAAAATAACAATAATCAATACTTTATCGCAGGTCTTGTAAGAGGTATGGACGTTACCGCGGGTACTATATCAAATGGTACTGCGTTGGGCGATATGAATGGTTACGGATTGACTTTTACGGGGCAAGAGCCCGTAATCGCTAACTTCCTTGATTGTTCAGACGAAGCGGCATTGGTTGCTTTGTTAAATAACCCTACGGTAGTTAATTCATAAGAACTTTTGTTCATAGCGTAAATTGGGGGTTAATAGCCCCCTTTTTTATTGCACAAAAAAACGAATAAAGAGTTATTATAATATGATAGTAGTTCAAGAAACAAATGTAAGCCAAACGTTCGACTTTATACCGAGGTACGGAACGCCCGTAACTTTAGAACTTACCGATGAAAATACAAATGTTATGGTAGTTGTTACGGGTGTGTTCACGGGTGGCGATTATGTACATACTTTTAGCGGCGTACTTCCAACTGAAGAAAACCATTTTTATTGGATGGTACTAAAAGACGGGGGTTCAAACATAGTTTTAAAGGAACGTATTTTTTGTACTAACCAACCTATTAACACTTTCTCAGTAAATAACGGGGGCTACGTTTCTAATCAAACCATTAACGACTTTATAATGTATGAATAATATACACGTTTTAAATTTAGCAGAATACCAACAGCCAACGATTCAAGAATCGAAGCGCGATAATTGGGTAGAATTCGGCGAAGATAATAATTACTTCGGTTACTTGATAGAAAGGTACACCAAGTCGACCACGAATAGCGCCATTATAAACAACGTAGCGCGACTTATTTACGGAAAAGGTTTAAGCGCCTTGGACGCTTCAAGAAAGCCCAACGAATACGCGCAAATGATGACTTTGTTTTCTACCGATTGCGTTAGAAAAATGGTATTCGATAGGAAGTTATTTGGTCAATTTGCAATACAAGTACATTATAACGACAAGCACGATAAGATTCTAAAGGCTTATCATATACCCGTGAACCTATTACGCGCAGAAAAATGCAACGAAAAAGGAGAAATTACGGGTTATTATTACTCGGATAATTGGGAAGACACACGAAAATACGAACCTAAAAGGCTACCCGCCTTTGGATTCTCAAAGGAGAAAGTAGAAATAATGTTTGTTAAGCCTTACGGCGTAGGGATGAAATACTATGCTTATCCCGACTACCAAGGCGCGATACCTTACGCAGTTTTAGAAGAAGAAGTTTCCGACTACCTTATTAATGAAGTTCAACACGGCTTCAGCGGAACGAAAGTAATCAACTTTAACAACGGAGTCCCGAGCGAAGAACAACAAGACCTAATAGCCCAAAAGGTTATGGGTAAGTTAACGGGTTCGAAGGGAGAAAAAGTAATAGTAGCTTTTAATCAAAATTCGGAATCCAAGACGACAATAGACGACGTACCATTAAACGACGCGCCCGACCATTATACATACCTTTCAGAAGAATGTTTAAGAAAAATAATGTTAGGACACAACGTTACTTCGCCTTTGCTTTTTGGTATTGCAAGTTCTAACGGGTTTAGTTCGAATGCAGACGAATTGCAGAACTCTTTTATTCTTTTTAATAATATGGTTATTAGACCATTTCAAGAAGAAATATTAGAAGCCTTTGACCGCATTTTAGCGTATAACGGAATCAGTTTAAAACTATTCTTCAAGACGCTTAAACCTTTAGAATTTACCGACCTTGAAAACGCACAAACCGAAGAACAAGTAGCCGAAGAAACGGGAGCGGACACTACAGAACTAAAAGCCCAAAGTAATTTAGACAACGAAGTAGCTACGGCACTAATTGAACTTGGCGAAGACCCTAACCCCGAATGGTTATTAGTAGACGAATACGAATTAGATTACGACACCGACGAAGCGGAAAACGAACTATTTAAAGAGCGCAAAAAAACACTTTTCGAAAAAGCTAAAAAGATAGTTTCCACGGGAGTAGCGTTTCCCAACTCAAAGAGTAAACAAGACGACGTTATAGACGGCATTAAATTTATTACACGTTACGTTTATGCAGGAGTTACAACGGCAAAGAGTCGGGAGTTCTGTAAAAAAATGATAGCCGCAAATAAGATTTACCGAAAAGAAGACATAGAAAGAATGTCCACTCAAGTAGTTAACGAAGGTTGGGGGGCGCGAGGCGCTAACACTTATTCGATTTGGTTTTACAAAGGGGGCGGTAACTGCCACCACAGATGGAATAAACAAGTTTACGCAAGTTTTGAAGGCACGGGAATAGACGTTAATTCCCCTAACGCTAAAGTAATTGCAGGGACTAAAGCGGAAAAATTAGGTTACGTTATTAAGAACGATAAGAAAGTAGCCCAACGCCCCGTGGATATGCCGTACAACGGCTTTTTACCAACCAATAAAAGATTTAAATAATGGCTGAAGCATTATTAATTACCCGCGACGATTTAGTAAGGTTCACCGCAGTTAACGGAAATATGGACACGGACACGTTTATACAATGGATAAAGGTAGCCCAAGACATACATATACAAAATTACACGGGTACGGACTTATTAGAGAAGATTAAAACCGACATAATAAACAATACGTTAATAAACCCTTATTTAACCCTTGTCGAAACCTATTTAAAGCCTATGTTAATACATTGGGCAATGGTTGAATTTCTACCCTTCCAAGCCTATACAATAGCAAACAAGGGAATCTTTAAACATAGTTCCGAAAACGCCACTAACGTAGATAAAAACGAAGTAGACTTTTTAATAGAAAAGCAACGGCAGTTAGCAGTTTATTACACCGAAAGATTCATAGATTATATGAGTTTCAACAATGCGTTGTTTCCCGAATACACCACTAATAGTAACGGAGATGTTTACCCATCTTCAGATTCCACAACATATACGGGTTGGTTTTTATGAAAAAGATTTATACGCCTAAAAAACAAAACATTATTAAGCTAACGAAGTTATTAATTAAACTGAATAAGAAATGAACTATTGGGGACAAGGCGCAGTTAATGCCATAGG